TTGCCAGCATTCAAAGATTAAATCTTTTTCTTTATCCGTTACTTTGCGCCTCTTCATAGTCCTTTAAAATTTGGTCTATTGCTGCCAAGCAATCGTGAAAAACCAAGCCGCCCTGGTCGATTGAATTGTGCAAGCGTTCAAATAAACTGACGAATTCGTGAAATTGTTTTATTGTTGCCTCGCCGCCGTCGTAATTTTCCAAAAATCTAAATGCCTCAGTCGATTTACGTTTTAGCGCGTTAATCATGTTCTTATGTTTGGTCTTTAGATCACCGTCAAAAGCCTTTAACATTGTCACGTCCTCGTAATAATCCAGCATGATTTCCTGGAGGGCCAAGTAAACTAAATACTTTTGCGTTGCCCTATGGTTAAGTTCCAAAATTGCCTCTTCTCGTGTCATTTCTTTAAAATATAGCGTGCAACTCGTTTACCATTTTCCAAGGTAACCATGTCGGTTACAATGTTTAAACCTTTGTCTCTAAGATCAGCGATTCGAGCCGCCAGCCTAAAACATCCAAACTGGGTAAGTGCCTCCAGTTGAGTTAAGGAATAGCCATTTAATAGCCATCCCTTAATTAGTGCGTTTTGTGAGTCGGTCGATTCCATTAATTAAGAAAGTTTAAAAGTAAAACATTTGCTTTTGTGTATTCGTCGCGAAATTCTTGCTCGCTAATTGCAATTAAATCCTGGCTTTGTAAGTATTGCAGCCAACGGCTTGAAAATGCCTCAATTTTGCCAATTGATATCTCAGGATAAAAAAACTCGTCCAAGTTAGATTTTACAAACAAGTAATTGTTGTCGTCTAAAATCATGTAGAAATGATGAGCGATTTTAAAATACTTTGGAATTTCAAACTCATTTTCCGTGTAGGTTCGTGCTTTAATTTTAATCGTTTCCATAGGTGTTTGGTTTAAAGGTTTACAATAATTTAAGGCCAAGTAAGTAGCCCAGCGCAAAGATTGGCAAAAATGCAACGATTGCGTAAATGATTTTTCCGATTACTTTAAGTGCTTTGTTCATTGGTGTTTTGGTTTAAAGTTTAACAATATTAAAACTAATCTAAGAAATAAAAAAGATTTTATACTTTTTTTTCAATCATATTTTTTGACTGGGCCACATCCAGCAACTTTTTTACCTTTCGAAATTCCAGTTGTTGATCCTCAGCAATTTCGCTGCAATTGTAACCGTAGGTCGCCAGCGTTAGAATTCTGCTAATTTGGTGGTCGGTCAAAATGTTAAAAATGTTTTCGTCCATTAACTTTCGCGGGTAAATTTCATGCAACTTTAGTTTTGTGTAGAGTAGATAGCCAACTTTTTCTGCATCCAGTCCAACCTTTGCCGCAATCTTTTTGCGTGTAAATCCCTCAATATACAAGCGCTTCACTTCGTCGATTATTTCTTGAGTTTCCATAGGTGTTCAAATGTTTCGTTAAATGGTAATTTTTCCGTTTGGTAAGTTGAACGAATGCCTTTTGGCGCCAAGTCCGCTGGCCGTTCGATTATTTTGTTTAAATAGGTATGTTTTTTCATTATCGTTTTATTTAATCCATCCATTTGCCGTGCTTTCTAAGGTGCCAAAATCTATGTTTTAACACCTCAATAATTAACTGCCAAAGCGTATCCGCCTCATAACTGCCATTTTTTACAATCAATTTCATTTTATTTGCAGGTTAAAGTTTTCGATTAGACGAGCGCCAAATACATTTTCGCCGCGTTTGATCGCGTCCTTAATTGCTACCTTGTCCGCAGTTACTACGTTTTTTACGTTTAAAAACTGGTTTGGTAAAGCCTCGACAATGTCAACCTCGACCGCTTCGCTGCGACGTGTTGAGAGTTTAAACAAAGGACTTTCTATTTTTTCAATACCACTTACCAGCATTGCGTTTTTAACCGCGTCCTTTAGCCTTGTAATGGCTCGGTCCTTACTTTCTTTCATTGCCTTTAAACGCTTTATTTCGTTGTCGATTGCGTCAAGATCGCTTTGAATGTTTGCAATTACCTTAGCATAATTTCCAGCCTTGGCTTGTAATTGATCCTGGTTAATAATTAGCATTTGCTCCAACTCAGGTGTCAATTCTTCGGTTTCCAATAGGGACGCTAATTCGAGCGCGTCCCTTGTTATTTCGTATAAACTTGCCATTAAAGTAGTCCGTCTAAAGTGTCCAATTGTTCCTGTGTTAATTCGTATTTTACCAAAGCCTCTTTGGCTTGCTTGCGTTGCGCGTCCGTTCCGTTTAGATATCTAACCAAGTAAGCAAATTGCTCGTCTGTTGGTTTAGTCTTTGTAACCGCTGGCGCTTGCCTTACTGGTCGGGTTGCAGCCTCGCCGTCGTCGTCGCTAATTGCTAGGTTTAAAATGCTTGTAATTGCGTAACGTCTCGCGTAACTAATAGCCGAGCCTTGCGCTTGTGGGTCGTTTTGCCTAACTACCTGAAGCGTGTAAGTTGCTGAAATATACTCGCCACTCTCGGCGTGTATAAGCATCGTTGTAAGTCCGTCGCCATTTGGAAATTGACTAAGGATTAAACCAGCCTTTTCTAGCGGTTCGCTGATTTCTGTAATAATGTGAGGTAAACTGGCGTAATTGGACTTAAAAAATGGATTCTTAGCATCTTTGCTAATCCGTCCAACCATTGCGTGGAACTTAGCCAAGCCTTGGGTTAGATTTTGAATACTTTGTGATTTTTCCATAGGTGTTTAGTTGTTTAAAGGTTGCGTTCAATTTCAATTTCAATTTGCATTAATAAACTGCGTGTCGGTTTGACCTCAATTACCTCGTCGGTCTCTTCATCATTATAGGATAAACTCGCCGTGTAATCAATTGTCACCTCAGTTTCGCCGTAGGCTGGCGCGTAATCGCTTTCGTCTTCGCCCCAGTTGGTAACTGTGTAATCGCCTTGCCAATAGTAAGTTTTGCCCTCATAGTCAAAAATTACCTCTTTGTCGTAATGTGTTTCGCAATCGTAATTATCCATAGGTGTGTTGTTTTGTTTATGCGAATTTCTCATTTATAAATAATATTCCAAAAAATAAGTAAGTTTTTTTTTAACAAAATCAAACATTTTTTTTTCGTGTCGTTTTTTATGCTTTTACCTTGCGTATGGAACAAGCGGAAATTTTAAATCCATTCGGATACTTTGTAGCAACTAAGGTCATAGACGAGAATCGTAAGCCAGTAGATTGGTGGATTCAATACTTGGAGTTTAACGAGGTCGTTGCAGAAAACGAGTTTTACGTTTTGTTTGGCGATGGATTGCTAGTAAAAAAGGGAAAATCAAAATTTAAATCGAGCCAATATGTTAAAGGCGAAAAGTACATCAATTTTGAGGCGTATAAGCACAAGGAGAAACTTGAATATGATTCCGACGATTATCGGGTTTGTACTTCTGACGATTTCACTTGTTAAAATTTTAAAATATTGAAATAATTAGTCAGGTGGCGGAAAGTGTGCCCTGTTTTTACGGGAAGTACATAGGAAAACGCTAAAATCAAAGGTTGGTGTCCGTAATCATTCGGTGTAAAGTTCCGTAATACCTTTGTAATAGGTACTTGAAACGGCTTTCTAGATAAGCCTACCATACAGGTTCGAATCCTGTCCTGACTACAAAAAATAAAAATTATGCACAATAATTTATTTGCCGTACAAGTAACGCAAGCACTTGATGAAATACGGGACTTGCTTATTGCTAAAAATCAAAAGTACGGCAACTCAGCTCTTGAGCCACTTGGCGTTTTTTCCAAGCTTGATTCAAAGGAGGGTTTGTTGGTCAGAATAGACGACAAGCTAAAGCGGATTAAAAACGGATCATTGGAGCGAGATGATGAGGATGTAATAAACGACTTGATTGGTTACTTGGTATTGCTAAAGATTCAAACAGACCAAGAGTCAAAATATGACGAGTTAGATGGCTCGCATAAATGGAGTAAGGTTGAGGCTATACGCAATGGCATATAATTTGACAAATCTTATTAAAAACATATGTTTTGGCATATAATTTTGTAGAAAATCTTGTCAAATTTTGTTACATAAATCGAAAATTACCCGAATTAAAACAACTTTTTTGCCACTCCAATTTGATGGACTTTTTCCATTGGATGGAATTGATAGGTAAACAAATACTTATTGTCCAAATAGCTAACCGATGCGCTCGGTTTTAGCAGAGAGTTGACCCCAGCACCCAAATAAATTCCCTTAGGTTTTACAATAATTGTCTCTGTTTTTGTCTCGGTAATCGTATTCGTTACTACTGGCAATTTATAATCGTTTGTTGCGGTCATTTTAAGCACTTCTCCGAGGACTTCTCCGCTTACCTTAGTACTTCCATATTCAAAAGGAAAAGACGTCTCAAAACGGCTAATTTTAGGCTTAAAATCGATTAGGACTGTATCGCGTAAAATTTCCTTTTTTATTCTTGTTTTCGGGATGTAAATCGTATCGGTTGCCGTGATGTAAAGCGTGTCGGTAAATCGCTCAGTTTTGGTTTTATAGATGGTTTCAAACTCAGGCTTTGGGTAAACGACAAAAGTTAAAACGGCGCCTATTAAAAAGGCAATCGTTGCAATGCGAATGCGTTCGTCGTCTAATAACTGTCTCATTGTTCGATAAATAAATTGTCCTCGAGTAATATTTTTCTTAACTCTTCTCGGCAAAACTTATAAGCCGTATAAGTGTCATTTGGCAAATCCTTATATTTCATTTCTGACCTTAAAAGCTGGTCAAAATCCCAAATTGCGCTTTTGTATTTATGCCCATTTAATGCGGCTTCAAAATCCTCGTTTTCTTCGGGCAAGTTAAATTCTAATATTCCGTTCATATTTTCCAGCGTGCTTTTGTACCTCTAATATCGTAATGCACCCAAGTTCGGTATATACCCAAACCGCCCTCTTTTATTTTTCCGTCTTTTATCAATAACTCAATCGCCTTTGCCACGTCCTCAGGTTTCATCTTTGCAACTTGTATGTCGGCCGCCATTCCTAAAACGTGGAACGAATTTAAAGCGCCTCCGATTTTTGCGTTATGTTCCTTAGACCTAAAGCCTGACGTTATGCGAATCGGTTGGCCTAAATGCTTGCGCAATACCTCCAAATTCTTGGCCAATTCGGTCAAGTTTTTAAGCACTTCACCGCTTGGCGCCGTCCCGTCAGCGCTGGCAAATTCGTCGAGGCTAAAGTTGGTCGAGAGTTTCATAGCGTTGTAAATATACGGCAATTTAGTATATTTGTGTATCGGGTAGCAGCGATATAAGACACTAAAAACCAAAAGCCTCATTGATAGGGACTGCTACCCCTTGATGTGAGGCGGTTTTATTTTATGGAAGTTTGGAAAGATATTAAAGGATTTGGAGATAAGTACCAAATCAGTAATTACGGGCGCGTAAAATCTTTTAAATTAGGTTATGGCAAAATAATGAAAGAGGTTCCAAATAGATACGGATACGTTACTATTAAACTGGTTTATTTTGAGCAAAAAAAACGTTTTTCAATTCATAGACTTGTAGCAACGTATTTTTTAGAAAATCCATTAAATAAAAAATTTGTAAACCATATTGACGGCAATAAATCCAATAACAATCTATCAAATTTAGAATGGTGTACAAATTCTGAAAATATGATTCACGCCGATAAAATTGGTTTGCGAAAAATGCCAAAAGGACACAAAAATTCAATGGCTAAATTGACAGAATATCAAGTAAGAGAAATAAAATTTAACCGAATTGGATTATATCAAACAGAAATCGCTAAAGAGTTTAATATTGCCCGCCAAACAGTTTCTAAGATTTTAAACGGGAAAAGTTGGAGTCATATCTTTTAAAGTTCCATCATCACATTAAAAGGCAATCGTCCATAATCCAAGGTTATTCCAACTCCAATTGCTGGCTTTTTTCCAGACTTTGCGTAGGCCATTGCATAACTTTCTCTATCTATTCCGCAACCTACTTGCTTGCCAAATATTTTAAAATTTTTACCAACAACAAAATTGGTATAAGCCTCAGTATGTCGGTGACCCTGAACTGTACTAATTAAATCAGCCTTGGCCCTTGCAATCGCTCCTCCACCTTCGCCGTGTACATACAAAACATCGTTTAAAATGTGTTCCTCTGTAAACTCCCAACCTGGAGTTTCTAAGACTTCTTTATAACTTTTTATCCACTTTTTAGAAATGCCAGCAGTAAAAGCCTTTCGCATTACTAATCGGTCGTGATTTCCAATTATTACAATTGCCTCTGGAAATGCATCGCGCCATTTGTGTATGCGTTCAATTGCAATATTTAACTCATCAACCGCACTTAATCCGTCAGGATCAGTTTCGTGGTAACTTGCGTAATGATTGTCAATTACATCACCTAAGAAAATTATCTTTTCGCATTTGTAACGATTCTTTTGCTCAATACAGAACTCCAAATAATCGTCCAAACAAAAAGGCTCGTGCAAGTCTCCGATTTCTAAGACCCCACCCCCCCTCTTTGAATTTCGAATGCCCTTAATAACTTCCCACTCTTCGCGGTTTAATCTCGGTCTGAATTCTTCCATTTATAGGATTAGGCTGGTTATGATTGTTTTGAGTAGGTCAAAAAACGACGCTACAGAATGCTCAGGTAGAAAGAAAGCGGCAATACCACCAACCACAATTAAAAAAACCGCCCAAATGCTTAGGCGGATAATCTTTGATTTATTAACGTCCTTGTCCACGATATTTCTTTGGCTTTTGCTCACTTTTGGAATAGGCTTTTTTTGCTTTGCCGTGTCTTCTTTTCCCAAAGGAGGTTGGTTTAGTTGCTTGTACTGCTTTTGCCATTACTTCTTAAATATTTTTTTCCAAATGCCTTGGATGTCCTTTAGAAAAAATTCGCTTTTTTTAATTTGCTCCCACAACTTCACAACCAAACCGACAAAAGTTAAAAGCAGAATAAGAAATTTTAGGCTTTCGTTCATATCAATAACAGAGGCAAGCGTTCCAATTATGCCGAGGCCTAATACTTGTTCAAATGGAGGGACGTGGTGCATTGGTTTATATTCATTCGTTTATCAAAAATAAGGCATTTTAAAGCAAATAAAAAAGGGCTATTTCTAGCCCTCTAAATTGTTAGTAATAGTTTAGCATTACTTTTCTTTTAAAGCCTCGTAAAGCGGCCCCAAAACAAGCACGGTGAAGCCTTTGGCCTTGACCTTTTCTTTGATTAAATCGGCGTCGCTTTTGCTTAGTTCAATGTCGCCCTCAGAATAGTAAATTTTCTTTGCCAATTCGTAAAGTCGAATCGGGTCCTCTTTTTCTTCAGCAGAAAACAAAGCGTTTCCGACCATTTTGCTCAAAAACATTTGGTCGCCATTCTCGTTTGTAATTTTGTTGCCCTCAATGTCTTGCAAGGCGATTGCTAGGTTTACAATCATAAGTTTAAACTAGGGTTAGGTTTAATTTTTCGGCAATATAGGAAAACGCGTAATCGTTTGATCCATCCCAAGCCAAATAATTCTCGCCGTCCAGCGGAATATTTCCCTCGGTTAATACTTGCCCCATAACAATTGGCATTGCCTCTGTTCCTTGTCCGCCAGCGTTTAGCGAATAATAAAACGAGCAAGCGCTTTGCAAGTTGTCGTTTACAATTGTTGCGTTTAGGTAAATGGCCTCGAATTGCTGGCCATCTTTCCAAATTTGAATTGGTTCAATTTGTCTCATTTTTTTTATAGTTTAATTTTTATACATATCTCGCGTCCAAATCTACTAAAACGCCGCCTATTTCAACGCGAACAATTGCGTTTGGCGTAATTGTTCCGCCTCTAGCCGTTCCTAGTCTCCAATCAACTGCGCTGCCACCGCTTGGCGCGCCTGTTCTGACTGCGCCGTTAACGTGTAGCCTTGCGCCGACGTCTGTTGTCGTTCCGATTAGAACGTTGCCGCCTGAGGTGATGCGAATTCGTTCGGAGTTAGATGTTCCGAATGTTAACGCATAACCGCTCTGCTCAAATAAATTAATATTTCCATCTCCAGCATTGGCTTGTAATCTACCAACCGCAACACCAGCCGAGTCTTCAATTCTAAATATTGTTGAGCCTGAACTTGATTTTAGATGCAAATTAGCATTTGGCGAACTTGTCCCAATCCCAACGTTGCCGCTTGATAAAACAGATAAATAAGGTAATACTACTAAAGAACTATTAGAGTCGCTAAATCCTATACTAATTCTTCCTCCAGCATTTCCAATATACCCTAAATTATAAGCACTAGTCGTATTTCTTAAAATTATATTATTTGCTCCAGTTGCCCCTAAATCTAAATTAGCATAAGGACTAGCCGTCCCAATCCCAACGTTGCCGCCTGAGGTGATGCGCATTCGTTCACCTGAAGATGAGCCGTTAAAAGTATAGAATAATAAATCAGTAGCTGCATTGCCTGCATTTACATTTAGTGCTGAAATTCTAGCATTTGTAATACCTGCAATAGTTGAACCTCCCCAAGTTCCAAACCAAATATCAGAACTATTATTTAATGTTGACCCAGCAGTATTCAAAATAAATTGACCCATTGAAGAGCCTGCGCTTGCATAGGCAGTTGTAAGCAACCCCCCAGCCGTCAGGCTGCTTGAGAAGGTAGCCGCGCCATTGGAGGCTAAGGATAAAGGCGTTCCACTACCAATCATAAAATTAAAAGCAGAATAATCTTCACCACCTTGGATTTTATAAACCGAACCAGCGTCTCCAAATCTTAGTTGCCCTTGTCTTGTTGCGCCAGCACCTCCAGCACCTCCAACAATTAATCCGATTGTTGAGGATGACCCACTTAAAAACCGCCCAGTTCCGTTAACATCCAGCTTATAGCCAGCGTCTGTTGTTGTGCCGACAAGTAGGTTGCCACTTTGAGCAATTCTTACACGCTCTGTGTTGTTTGTCCCAAATGCGATTCCACTAAGTGAGTAGGCTTGTTTATTTGTAATTGAAAATAAATCCGTTGACTCGTCAAAAGTCATTGTCAATATTTCATAAACATTGTTCTGGGAACGAATAGACAAAACTGGATTTGAGGCTATGTTTAAGATGTTTAAACGGCCTCCTCCAGTTGAACCAGTACCAATTCCAACATTTGTCCCATTGTCAAATATCTGGCTATTACCAATCGTTGTACTTCCAGTAAACTTAGGCAAGTAGTTAGTTGTTCCTGTTCCACCAACTGGATTGGCTGGAATGTCGCTTGTAAACGCTAAAGTTCCGCTCGCATCTTTTAAAGTGTATGTTCTGGTCGATGCGTTATTAAATGCAAAGATTCCGTTATTATTTCCTCCTTTAGAAAAGTAAAGGTTATTACTTGCGTTAAATCCTAGAAAGTTAATAGATGCTGAATAGGAACCAGAATCAATTGGCGAATTCGCTAATACAGTCTTTTGGCTAGTTCCATTAACTACCAAATGCAAAGTATTTGTATTAAAATCCTTTCTAGCCGTTACTGTTTGAACGGTATCTAACAACATATCACCAACGTTGTAAGTCCTATTAGCGCTTAAATCTTGAGTTGTTCCGTTTATGGTTAGTGTTCTAGTTTCGGGAACTGGCGTATAACCTAAAGCGTTCTGCTTGTTGTTAAATGTAGTCCAATCGGTGCTAGATAGGAATCCACTTTGCGAACCGCTTGCTTGCTGAATAGTAATATTAGGCGTTGTGCCTCCGCTGGATGCTAAAGGACTTGACGCAGTAACTGCGGTTACATAAGTTCCAGCCGCTTGGTATTGCGGAATATTTAAGGTGCTACCTACCAAAGTAGCCGCGCCACTTGTTCCAGTTGTGGTAAGCGTTAAAGCGTTTTGCTTTCCGTTAAATGTTGACCAATCAGCCGAACTCAAAGCACCACGATTAGAAGCTGAAGCAGTCGGTAAATTAAACGTATGTGTATCGACAGAACTCGCAATATTAAAGTCGCTTCCACTTGTCCCAACCGCAAAGAATTGAACTTGGCTTGTCAATCCATTTAAAGCCGTTAAACCAGTTGTAAACGTGGTAATAACTTGGCATAAGTTATTGTCCTCAGTATGCAAAGTAATTGTACGGCCTGAATGCGTAACGTAAATTCTAATCGCCAATCTATCAGTCAAAGCCAAAGTTGTTGGCGGTACGGTCAAAGTTGAGAAATAAGCGTTTACGGTTGTACCAAAAGCGATTAACTCAGGATTAGTACTGCTAGACGCAATTAAAGTAAATGTTGAGCCGTCATACTTGTAAAGTTCAATATAAAATGATGGAGAGCCTCCAGCACTTGACGCACTAAAATAGGTTTCAAAGTTCCAGTTTCCAGCTGGAATTTCTAGCTTATTTGGGTCGCCAGCATCGGTAATAAATGAAGCAATGTAGCCATTAGCATTAATTGTAAAATCTGTCCCAGTTCCTAAAACTGGAGTTTTATTTAATTCTTTATAAGCAACTCCGCCAATTGTACCTTGGCTAACCGAGCCGTTTAAATAGTAATTAACAGATGCGCCTCCGCCAGTACTTGACGGAAAGTCTGCCAAAGAGCCATCGCCTCTAATGTATTGCGAAACAGTTCCAGCGCCAGTAACGGCCAAAGTTCCAGCCGTTGTAACTGGACTATTTGCAACGTTAAAAGCGCTTGGCATAGTTAGACCAACTGAGGTAACTGAACCAGTCCCGTAGGCCGTTGAATCAACCGAGCCGTCAGCCTTTAAAAATTGGCTAGACGTTCCGCCAGCCTTTACAAAAGTTCCAGCCAAAATGGATTGAGCGCCAAGGTTAACCGTAGTAACGGCGCCAGTATAAGGGACATATCCGCCGCTAGAATTTTCCCATTTAGACGTGGACGAGTTATAAACTAAAACCTGGCCATTAGTTGGCGACACAATAGACACGTCACCCAACTCGCTTAAATTAATGTCGGTCCTATCTACGTTTTCCCATTTGCCCGTTGTGCTATTGTATTGCAATATCTGACCATTAATTAAGCCAGCAATGTCGACGTCAGTTAAACCCTCCAAAGACGTAGGGGCGCCTTGTATTAGCGTCCCCTTGGTCGTCTGTTTGTTCATTCCGTCTTGCCAAATTAAAACAATGTCATTGTCGCCAACAGTTGACGCAATCGGAAAATCTATAAACCTTCTATTTGCCATGTTAATTTATTGGGTAAACGTACGCCGTCGGTAATTGTCCAAAGGTAATTCTTGCCACGCGACTTGCCAAGTCGTATTCCCAGCCAATGACTTGCAAACGCACCGTGGAATAGCCAGTATAAAGCAATTGATTGGTAATATATCCAGTCCCAAAAGTCTCGCCTTTGCGTCTAAATGATCCCTCTAAGCGGTAACTTAAAGCGTTGTATATACTCAACACATTGCGCGCGTAACAATCGCGCAAACGTGGCGAATAACCGCCCAAAAGCGCTTGGTTTTCAAACGAAATGTTTGTTTGCGTGTAGGTAATGGTCCCGTTTGCATTGACTTGCAACAAAAACGTCGAGGTTTGGTAATCGTTTCCGTTCGAATCTTTTAAAAAGACTTGAATTTGTATGTTTGCCTCGCCTGTATAATCGTAACCATTAAAGGTTATCGTTACATTTCTTTGCGTGCTGCTAATTGTTGTAACCGACACGTTTAATTGTGCGCTTGGCGGCGGTGGATTTCCCGACAAACTGCTTACTAAAATAAAAACAGAATCAATTGTAAACGTGCTGGCCGCTACAAATTGGCGCTGGTATTGACCCGTTACGGTTCCGCCTGAGAAATTAAGCGTATTGGCGCCTAACGTGTCAGTCAATCGGTTAACCTGAGTAACTGCACCGCTTGGGACCTGAATAATTCCTGGCGTATCGGCCAAAGACTTTTCAACAAAAACAATTGCTGGCAGTTCGCCTATTCTAAGCCAGTTTTTTGACGCAGTAATGCAAAGGTCGCTAAACTTTAAAGTGTCCTCGCGCAAACTTGTGTAATCCCTAGCCGTTTCGTAAATCTTTTTTACCTCGCTTGGGTTTTTCTTGCCCTCAAAGGTTGGAATTATCTTTGCAGCCGTTACTGTTGCGCTGCCAGTTGCCCCAAAATACTTTAATTCAATTGACAAAAACCCAGCCGTTGGCAATACAAAACTTGAAAGTTTAAACTTACGCGTGTCGTCGTCTTTTGTTGAGTAAAAAACGAACGTATAATAGGTCTCGTCCCAAGCCAATAGGTTTAAACTGCCAACAATTGTCGTCCCTAAATACCTAATCGTTCCGCTGGAATCGACGTGCTTTACTGCAATAGCCATTCCGCTGGCAGAGGTCAAGTAGTTAACATCAACTTCTAAGTCCAAACTTAATCCAGCAAAATCTAAGAAAATAGGCTTTGAAATAATTGGCTCGTCCGTCTCTTCGCCGTTTGGCATGAATCTAATGTCCCATGAAACGCCTTGCTCATTGTCGTAACCCGTTTGCGCTGGAATATTATTTGGAAAAATTTGAATTACTGGCGTGTCAGGATCAGGCGTTATTGTCCAATCGTGAGGCTTGTAAGGCCCCTCCAAAAACCAACTGGATTCGTTAAACGATTCGCCGTTGGTAATAATTGACTGACCTAAATCGCCTTGCGTTAGCGTTAATTTTTTAATCGGTCGCTGATATTGTAGCAACTGGTCGCCGCCAACTGGAATCCAATTTGTTGCCGCGTTTGTTTGGTCTGCAATTGTTTGGATTTGTTCCGATTCGTTAGAATAACTAAGCATCGAGCGGTTGGTTCCTGAGTTAGCCAAAGCAATAAACTTGGAATCGCCGTAGGTAACGCAAGTCCATTGGTTTAATTCGGGCGCCGTTACCAACGTCCAACTCAATGCGTCTTCGCTAATTGCAATTCTATTTGTGCCAGCCTGGCCAACCGCTACAAAAATGCCGTTTCCGTAGGTAATGCCAAACGGAATAATTGGCGACATACTTGTTGCCGTCCATGTAATCCCGTCGGTCGAGTAATTTGTGCCACTTGTAAACTTGCCCTCTGCAAAAGTTATGGCATTAGAGCCTAAATTAACATTTACTCCAGTCCAACTCGTTCCATTGGTAGAATACATCACGCGATTAGTGCCGTTGCTAGAAATAGCCACAAATTTACCATTACCATAAGCAACAGATTGCCAGTCGTTGTTTGCGCTTGGTGTCCGTTGTGTCCAGTTAATGCCGTCGGGTGAGGTCATTACGCGATTACCTGGCCCACCAAAAGCAACCGCAACAAAAAGGCCGTTTCCGTAAGTAATTGACTTGGCTTGTATTTGGAATGCTGGGTTGTAACGTGTCCAACTTATTCCGTCGGTTGAAACTTCGACATTGGTTACAAAGGTACTTCCTGACAATTCACCGCCAACCGCTACAAATTTGCCGTTTGCATAAATGATACTAGACAAGCCTGTTGAGCCAATTGTAACGCTTGTCCAATTAATGCCGTCAGTTGAATGCCTTAAAGTTGTTGAGGCGTTAGAAACGGCTACAAATCGACCATTTCCGTATGCTATGCCGCTGAATGGAAAAGACCCAGCCCCGTTTGTATACCATTGTTTGGCAGAGTCGAAAGCGTTATTTACAAAACTAGAAATTACCGAGCCGTCGGCATGGCTATGGACGTAAATAGTTGTCCCCTCAATGTTTCTTGCAATTGGTCGCTGAATTAACCAGCGGCCGTTTTTTTGTAGCAAAATCCAGCCAAAAGTTCGGCAAATTTCCAGCAAGAAATCGTAAGCATTTAGCCCTAATTCGTCAAAAGTGAACTCTTGGATTAGCAATTGTTCGCCAACCGCCTGGTCGAAAATTGACTTTGTGTTGTCCATTACTAGGCCCTCGTAAAGGTCATTACAAACCTCAATGTCCAAATCTAATTCCAAGCGGTTTAATTGCTCAAATATAAGGCTGCCAAGTTCGGTGTCTACACTTGGGCCAACCAAAGCAACCTCTTTAAGTTGCGCAAGTCCGTCGGTTGCGGTAACTACAACAGGGTAAGGAGGGTCTTGGAATGGCTCGCCAGTAATGTCGTTTAGCAAGTAGCCTTTAAATACAACGTCGCCCTCAAATTTATGCACAACTAAAAACTCACGATCTGAATAACTAAAGAAATTTCGAAAATCGGTCGTTTCTGTTGAGTAAAAACTAATTGTAAACGTGGTCGACATTATTGGCGTCGTAAGGTCCTCGTTGTCCTCGCGTTCGTATTTATGAACCGCTGGCACGTCTGTTGCAATTAATTCTGTTGACGTTCCAACAAATCCGTCCTGGTAAATCTCAACGACGTTCGAATAATTGTCAACGTCTTTAAATGGTATTGTATACTTTAGACCGTATGCCATTGGTTAGAATTTTCTTGCCCGTGTTTTATTTGCTCGGTTTAGCGTTCCAACTAGGTTGTCGCCGCTGATTGTAAAGGTAACATTTCCACCCATCATATTTTGCAATTTAGACAAAGGTGCAATTACTTCAGGATTCGTGCGCGCGCCTGTATATTCACCAACAAGCGCTGGCGTTGGTCCCGACACTATACCTCCATTAGCAAATGGCATAAGTCCGCCAATTCCTTTTGCGGCTCCGCCTTTTAATAAAGCACCAAAACCAGTTTTTGCGCCAGCCGCTTTACCAGCGGACATTACCGCGCCGCCAGTTAAAATGTTTAGCGTTATCGCTGCGGCAATTGCTGCGGCAAACTTTAAAACCATTTGCTTAAGCGCATCAAAAATGCCTTGGAATGATATTTTACCAGTCTCAGCAAGTTGACCAAGCGCTTGGCCAAACATATCGCCAACCATCAAAGCGGCGCCCATGTTTTGAGCCACTAATTGCGTTTCGTAGGCCATTTGCTTTTGTGCCTCAGTTGCTGCGTTTAAACGTAAAACCGCGTCCTCAGGTATAATAATACCTGGCATTGTTGCGGCTATTTGCTTATTCATGTTCAAAATGCTTGCAGATGCGTTTTGAATCATGTTTAAACGTTCGGGCGTTACTTGTTTACTTACGTCCGTAGGTTGTCCCCCAAATGCATCTCTTGGACCTACCTTTTTAAGCGTTGAGTTTTGTGTTTTTAAGAATTCCGCCGCCTCTTGTCTTAGTTGTTTAATTCTTTGTTCGTGCGCTTTTTGTCTTGCAGCCGCTTGCTTTTCGACTTCGGCCGTGTTTGCTTTAGTTGCAGCCGTTGTTGTGGCAGTTGCGCCAGCCAATTCCTTTTCTGAGGCGGCTTGCTCTTTTCTTAATTTAACGTAGGTCGTATAAAGCGCTTTCGAATCTTCAACAGTATTTCCTAAACGAATCATTTCGTTTAAGAATTTAGTTTGGCCCTCACCACTTATCAAAAACGAAAGGCTTAAATTATCAAATTCAGACGCTGCGTCCTTAATTGTTCGCGTTAAATCGTCAGTAGAATCGTTTACTTTTAACAAATACGTCCTCGCCTCATCGCTAGATTCTGCCAAAGTTTTAAATGGATTCATTAACTCCATAATTTCGCCCATATTTCTAAGGGACGAAACAACGTTGTTTAAGTCTTTGACAAACCAGTTTATAAAGCCGCTAGACGAGTCGCCAATGTTTTTAAATAGTTGGGTGATGTTGTCTTCCAAGTTAGATATTACGCCGCCTGTAGTCTTGGAAATAGCCTCCATTGAACCAGCAACGCCCTCTAAATCACCAAGGCCCAACAAGTAGGCTTGTATTGCCTTATCAGATTTCTCAACCTCAGTTGTTATTCCTTTAAAAGTAAACTGGACGACGTCACCTTGCTGGCTGGCCTTTATACCAAACTCTTTTAATCGTTCAAATTCACCGCTTTGCGCGTCCAAAATGGCCTCTGTCAACTGGTCAAATGACTTGCCAACAGATGAGGCAAGGTCTCCCAATTGTCTCATTTGTTCCATTGTCGGAATAAATCCGCGGTTGGCTAGTTTTACAAAAGCGTCTGTTAATTCGTTTACTTGAAAAGGTGTAGACGATGCAAAGTTTACAATTTGATTCATTGCCGACTGCGCCGCTGAATTACTACCAAGCGCGGTTGTTAAAACCGCCTCCATTTTTTGGAATTCAACGGTCGTGTCGAGTATTTTTTTACCTAAATTAATGAGTTGATCCGCAGCAAAAATGCCAGCCAAAGTTTTACCAACCTCAGAAAAAGCGCCCGACATTTTTTTAGTCGACTCAATAGAATTTTTATTGCTTTTTTCAATGGTCGAACCCATCTCGTTAACCTCAGATTTGAGGTCGGACATGGCTTTATTAAAGTCTTTTAATTGGGCGACTATATCAACGTTTAATTTTGCGCTCATTTTATGGTTTTTGTTACTGTGTCAAAATTTGCTTCTTCTTCAAATTTAAGGTTTTGCCATTGTTTGCCAATTTCGTAAGCCTTGGCTTTCTCTTCAGCGGTTGGAATAACAATAGGTTTTGCATCTAATAAAGGAATGCGCCAATATTTATCAGGCTTTTTAATTAGGTCGGATTTTTTGGTAACGTTTACATTATTTAACTGCACCCAAAGCGTCCTAAATAAATTCTCCTCTTTGCTTTGTCTTATTTGGTAACCGTAAGCGACCGACTGATACTCGGCAAAAGACATAAAATAAAAGGAGTCAGGCGCAATACCCAACTCCCCAATAGCATAATGGCAAACGTCTCTAAATGTTATTTTTTTTTTGACTTACCAGCGTCTTCGCTTGGGTAATCCAACTTTGTAATTGAGGTAATACCTTGCATAATTACAAGCATTACATTGCTAACCTGGTCGGTTGGATTTGAATCCACCCAATCAATAACATCTAAAAAATCCAAATTAAATTCTTTGTCGTGGTAAAGCGCATCGACGTACAAAGCAGAGTAAATAAACTTTGCAATTGCTTTAATTTGACCAACGCCTGGCGTTGTCAGTTGCTCAATGGTTTGCTGCACGTCGTTTCCTTGCGTTTCGCTAAAATGCAATAAAGCACCCATCCCGAACTTAATGGAATAGGTGCTGCCATTGATTGTTATTATTGTTCGGCCTGTATGATTCATGGGCCTAATATAATAGAAATTAAGTAGATGCTGGTACTACGGTGGCTTTTAGTAAAGGACCTTTTCCAGTAAATTCAACGGAATAAGTAACCGCTGCTTCCATTTCAGCGGAAACGCTGATTGAAGCAACAGATGCATTGCCGTAGAATACTAAGTCGCCAGTCACGTTGGTAGTGAATTTCAAAGCCACAACACTTCGACCGCTCAAAAGCGTGTAAATGTCGCCAACGTTGTTGGTATCGTCAAACGCAACCAATCCGTCGGTTGAAATAGACCAATCGCGAAGACCAGCAATGTGGTCGGCCCATCCGCCGTCGTCTTTGCAAGTTGCATCTGCAAGGTCAACGTTTACAGATAGTTCAGATGAGGTGGCGCAGCCAATCATAACGTTATTGAGGTAAACGTTTAGTAGCGTGCCGTTAAATTTGCCAAGTGTAGCCATATTTTTAGAGAGTTAATTCTATTTTTTTTTAAAAATAAAAGGACTTGCAAAAAATGCAATACAATAAAATTTAAGTATAAACCAAAAAGTTTCCGTCTTGGTCAATAATAATTTCGAATAGTTCGTCGATAATAAATCGTTCGGCTGGCAAAATGGTTGGATAAAGTCCGCCAACGCCTTTAAAGGTAGCCGTAATGCTTGCGGATTGTTCCATTGGCGCCGATTGGCTCAACGATTCAATCGTTGCCAAGCCAATAAATGTTAAATTGTCGTCCTGTCCAGCCGATAAATAAATGCGCTCGCGGTTAATGTAAGCGTTGTATAAATCGCCAAAGGAATAGCCGTCCTGGATGTAAAGCGAATCGCTAGACAATGACCAAGACCCAAGACGCGAAACGTGATCTGTAAAAAAACCCGATTCGTTGCTGGTTTTATCCAACTGGCTCATTTCCGCTGATAAATTGTAAGCCGTAGACTTGGCCACGCGGTCAAGTCCAACGGTAACAAATAAAGCGGAGCCGTTAACCTTACCCATCAATCCAATTTTCAATCGTTAAAATTTCCCGATGCACAATGTTTGTGTCGGTAATACTTGAAAGGCTAGTTTGTTGAACAAGTTTTGCAGTTACAATTTTGCCAAGGTCTAGCGGTAAGTAGTTTTCAGGATAACGGCAAACGATTTGTAAAATTCCGTCGGCTATTGTGTCGGCATCAATGCGTCCAAAAGGTGCAATTCCGCCAGTTACAACGTCCAAAGTTATTGTAGTTATATAGTTAAACTCCTGGTTGTCTTTATCGTCTTCTTGCGTTTGATTTCCTATTAAAATGTATGGAAATGCCGCCTCGTCAGGAGCAAACGTGTCGTAACATGGAATTTGTCCGCCTTTATAGGTTATTGTATTGTTTAAAGCCGTCCAGTAAGCCTTGCGCACAAATAGTTTTATATTTCTCATTGCTTTTTATTCATTAATGTCGTTAACGTGCGCTCAATTTTCTTTGGCAATTCAGTTCGTTGCTTATAAACCTCAGGATAAAAAAACGGTCTTGCTGGCAAGTTTACTTCTTTAATTCCAGCGCCTTTGTATTGCTGGGCAAAATTGCTCAATTCGCTAGGGACCTTTACTTTTGTTCCAGTTCCAAATTCAACGTAAGGCGCATAAGACGCACCAACCTCAACGCCGCCAGTTACCTGGTTTTTGCTTACTTTTATTGGCGTTGATTGAATGCTATTTTTTAGGGCGCCAGTATCAACCGCCACATTGCTTGCCGCTTCGCTTTCAATTTTAAGCATTGAGTCCTCTATTTCCGCGCGCACATAGTCGGAAACTTTGCCCTCTAAGTCTTTAAGATACTTATAAAAGGCATTTAGGCTTTGCTTGTTGAATTCAATGCTTAACATTTAGTCGCGTTCTATTGCAATAAATTTAATCATTCGGTCGTATTCTAAAACGTCAATTATTTCGCTAATTACTAGCGTTCTGCCAGCGTAATTAATATGCATTGACTTTGTAATTGTAACCAGCGGATTGTCGCGAATAATAACCTCCCATTGGTTTTTAATTACCATTTGATCCTCGCTATTTTGACGCTGGCCGCTTAGGTTTGTGACCTTTGCCCAGCAAGTATAAGTAAGCGTTTGTTGCGAATAAAAGCCGCCGTAACCATCGCCAAAAAGGCTTGGATTAAAAAACGAAATTCGTTCGCGTAGGTCGCCCGCTTTAAGTTCCTTATTTGTTCTCACGCGCCAAACCAGTTATAAGTTTTATACGGCATTAATAACGCTTTAACGCCTAAAGGTGATTCAATAGCCTGTAAATCGCTGAAATCCTCGCGTCGTTCGTAAAGCGTGTTTACCATCATTTTAACCGCCAATTTAATGTCCTCAGGAACGGTTGTAAATCCAGCCGTATAAACCAATTTAAATTTATAGGACTGAGCGCCGCCAAGAATAAACAACTTAGGAAACAAGCCAGCATTAACACGATACTGCAAAGGCGTTTCAACATTGTTTTCGTCTATTGTCACGCATTTGCTAATATTTGCCTCGTTTGTTAGCGGTCCGTATGGCATTTGGAACTGATAAGGGAACGTAAACGAGTCAATCGTTACGGTCTTTAAAACAATGCTTTTGCCCATGTATGACTCGCAATGAACGCGAGCCATTTTAATAAGGCTAGTAATTAGCGCATCCTCAGAAAATCCGTCGATTCTTGCGTATTCTTTAGCCTCTGCCAAAGTAATTGGCTCGGTTACGGTTCCCGTGCTTAGTTGTACCGCGTAGCCTGTAAAACTGCCATTGCTTGGCCTATATAGTAAATCACTCATTGTATTGTTTCTTTGCTTTGTCAACGATAAAATTAAAGAATCTTTCTAGTTCTTGGTCTTGGTATTTAAGGCGTTCCTCTGCAAGGTTGCGCATTATGTTTTGGTGGAAATCGTAAAGGATTTCGTCACTCATCAACTCTTCAATTTTTGCAGCCATTCCGTCCAAGTCGTTGCGGTCAAAGTAAAGGCCAGCGGCGCCAAGGCATTCCTTTAATCCATCTGTTGGCGTGCAAATTACTGGCAGTCGATTAATAGCCGCCTCTAAACCTACACGGCCATAGGACTCATAAAACGATGGTACAAGCACAATGTTGGTTTTGCCATAAATCAAATGCACGTCAGGCGTTTGCGCAACGTACTTAAGATTTTTTAGCGTGTCGTCAATAATTTGCTCTCCATAACTACCAAGCACGCCAAGAAATTTACGCTTTGGCAAGCGCTTTGCAAGTTCGATTAATATTTGGCCGCCCTTGTTTTCGTTGCAATTAATTAGGGTAATATATTGCCCATGCTTGCGGTTATATTTAACGTCCTCGGGAAAAATTGGAGGCTTGCAAACAATCGACGCATTTGGGTAAGGTCCGTTTTGTACATTCTTTTCGTTGGCCTTGTTGTTATAAACAACGTGAATGTTTTGCGCTTTAAATCTGACGTTTCTATAATCGGAATCGTTGTGACTTAAAAAAATCAATTGCTTTTTAAATTGTTTTGCCCAATTAATCGCAACGCCTGTATTGTCCAAATGGGTAAATATTACGCTTGCATTTTGTAAGGCTAGAAAAAAGTCGTTTGAATAATAGCCAGTAATAAATTTTATAAAACTAAACTTTTCGCCGTCGGGATAAATTTGGCTTTCGGGTAAAATGACCTCAATATTGCATCCTTTTTGGTGGAAATATTTGGCGTAATGCTGAACGGTCCACTCGGCGCCCGAGTTATGCGTTCCAGCCCAAGCGTGTACAAAAAAAACGATATTCATGTTTTTTATTTTTGATTCGTTGAAAGGTATTGATTTTTAAATAAATAAAAAAAAGCCCCGACGATTTGTCGGGGCCTTAATCAAACTAAACACCTATTTACTTATACTGCGGAACCGTTAGCCAAAGCGGCTGCGAATGATCCGTAAACGAT